TCCTCATCAGTGCCCATTTTTTGAGCAAAAACAGCCCTCCACTGGTCAAGCCTGACGCATTTTCTGGTTCCCGCAGAAACCTTCCAATGTGTGCCTTTAGTATTAATCGCCTCACTTAGCGCATCTACTGCTATTGCCTGATTCCGACCCTTCCCTGACCTGTTCAGGGCTTCCTTTTTGGCATCACTCATGCCTGAGCGTAATGATTCATCGCTTGGCTGGACGGCCAGCGACTTGCGGGTTTCGTCAAGGCTGAGGCTTGGTTTGTCTATGTCCTCTATGTCGATTTCGACCATCTCAAACCCAAATCTAATGCCATCCTCGCCGTCCTTTTGCTTTGAAACCGTCAAAACGCCTCGAGGCTGATCCTCAAAACGGATCAATTCAAGCTCTGTATCGACGGCTCCGAGCAGGCTGGAATGGCCCCGCAGACCCTTTGCTGCATCCTTTCCCGAGTGGTGGATGACCATCAGCGCGGCCTCGAATTCCTCCTGCAAGTAGCCGCATGACGTAATGAAAGCTCCCATGTCCTCGCTGGAATTCTCATTTCCACCGCCAAATGCTCTGGCTAAGGTATCGATAACGATCAAGTCCACCTTGATCTTTATGGCATCGTTTAGTTCCTTAATGGCCACTGAAAGGCTGGCTATGTCCTCCGCGCTGCTTCTGAGGTTGATCTGGTGGCGTACAAAGTAGATCGGGATGCCTCCCTCGATGTTGTGGTGGATGCGGCAGGCTTTAATCCGCGCCCCTATGCCGCCATGGCCTTCGCCAGCGATGTAGATGACCGCTCCGTTGTCCGATGGCTTCGCCTGATGCCCAAACCACTGCGCCTCGCGGGCAATCGCTGCCGCGATGTCCAGGGCTATGAATGACTTAAATGATCCTGGGGGACCGTACAGCGCTACGAAACCATTCTTAGGGATAACCTTATCGACAAGCCACTCTACCGGCTCATCCCTGATTTCTTCCCATGCTTCGAGCGTGATGGCTCTACGCTGCGCCTTTTGCTTCGCATCTGGCGCTTCTGGTGCCTTTGTCGTTGCTTGGGTTTGCTCTGCCGGCGTAGCCGGCGTAGCTGCCTCTGGTGGCTTTTCCTTGAGGCGCTCTGGCGTCCTGATCTCCTGCTCCGAGGTGATTGGGGCTTGCCCCTTGACCAGATCGGCGAGATCCTGCCGCGTCTTGCCTTGCAGGTGTATCCACTCGTAGGCATCGTCGCCCAGGTCATCGCCGCCCAGGTCGATGATCCTGACCGACTTGGCTACCGGCAGTATCTTGGCTGCGGCCTTCCTGGCGTACTTCCAGCCGGGCTGATCGTTGTCCGGCAGGATGACTACGTTTGCCCCTTGGAAATATTGCGTGATGGCCTCCGGCCATGAGCCGCTGCCGGCGTGGGACGTTGTGGCGACCGAGCCTAGGCTGATGATCGCGTCTGCCGCCTTCTCGCCTTCCGTCAGATAGACGTAACGGCCTTTGCTGATCGCGTCGAGCAGCTCGGGCAGCTTGTACGGAACGATCCTCGCGTCACCCATTGCCGCGTGCCTGCGGCCTGCCTCGTCAACCTTGATGAGTTTATAGTCCTTGCCCTTCGAGTCCGTTGTCCTATACCGCTGCTTGATGAATAAAACTACGCCTTCCTCGTCGGTGTAGTTCCACTCATGCTCAAGCTGCCGGCTTGCCACCATCGGCTTGATGAGCGACAAGGGTTCCGGCCTTTGCTCTAGCTCGGGCAGCATTCCTCTCTCGCGCATCACGTTAAAGACGGTTCCCTGATCGCATCCACCGTGACAGTGGAACAAGGGTTTCCCGTCTGTGCCATCACTGATTGACAGTGACGGGTTCTTGTCTCCATTGCCTCTGCCATGCCCTGGCACTGGGCAGGAGGCGAGCCATTGCCCGTTGACCTTCTTGGCGTTGCCCAGGGTTTTTGCTATTTCTTCGGCTTGCATTTAGTTACTCCAAAGCCAGAAGAAGCTGATTCGATTCAGCCTTAATGACTTGATTGATGCGCTCCTGCTGGAGCAATCCGTAGTCCGGGTTCAGTTCGCAGCCCAGGTACTGGCGTTCGTGCTGGAGGGCCACCGCTGCCGTGGTGCCGCTTCCCATGAACGGGTCGAGCACGATGTCGCCAGGTCGGCTCCCGGCCAGTATGCACGGCTCAATCAGCGCGGGCGGGAAGGTCGCGAAGTGAGCGCCCTTGTACGGGCGGGTGGCGACCGTCCAGACGCTGCGGCGGTTGCGCTTATCAGTGCGACCCACGGCCTTCATGTTGCCGTTGGTCTTACCGGGGACACGGTCGCTGCCTTCCTGCTGGTGCAAAGTCGGCTGGCTCAGGCGCTCCACTGAGCTTGCCGCGACAGGCTCCATCGCGGCCTCTGCATCGTAGAAGTACCGCTCCGACTTTGACAGCAGGAAGATGTACTCATGCGCCTTAGTGCAGCGGTCGCGCACGCTTTCAGGCATGGGATTGGGCTTGTGCCAGATGATGTCCTGGCGCAAGTACCAGCCATCGGCACGGAGAGCGAAAGCCAGCATCCAAGGGATGCCGATCAGGTCTTTGGGCTTGCAGCCGGTATCCCCCGCGCTAATTTTTCTAACACCAACAATATCGTGCTGCGACTGTGCCGAACTCAAGTCTTTGGCTAGGTTTAAAGCCGAACTTGCCAGCTTTTGCTCTCTCGTTCTGTTGTCGCCCTTGGTCTGGCTGAAATAACTATCCCCGATGTTCAGCCACAGCGTCCCATCGTCGGCCAGGACATCCTTGACGCAGCGAAAGACCTCGACCATCGCGGCGATGTACCCCTCTGGCGTCTGCTCAAGGCCGATCTGACCTTCGTGGCCGTAGTCCCGCAGGCCGAAGTAAGGCGGGCTGGTGACGCACATCTGCACCTTCACGCCATCAGCCGCCCAGCGCCGCATCGTGTCGCGGCAGTCACCAAATTCGATTTTGTTCATCTGAGTTTTTTCAGAGTCAAAAAAACCGGGACCAACTGGCCCCGGCCTCCTCAAGACTTAACGTCAGAACATCTCGTCATCGTTTTCCTCGACAGCCCGCTGCGCCGCCGTCTTCGCCACAGGCGCTGGTGCTGGTGCTGGTGCTGGTGCTGCGACTTCCTCGACACTGCCGGCATCCATACCCGCAGGCCGGGCGATCCAATCGACGACATCAAACTGCGGTATTCGCGTGGTGCCCTTGCCGATCTTCTCCAGCTTGCTTCCCTTGTACTCGCAGACAGGCACCAGAGACTCGTTAAGCGGCAGCGCCTTGCGCTCCTCCATGCACTTAACGTAAAGCTGCTCAAGGCCCATGTTCGGGCCTACGCCGTTCGATGACCACTCGCAGGTGCCGAGTTGCTTGTTGTAAAACGTGACGTTAAAGCCGCGTTTATGTTCCGGTGTCGGCTGCGCACCTTTGCGGCCTACGGCTGCATCGGGTTGCCAATCGCGTACACCTACACCGAGCAGGAGCCACCCGGTTTGCACATTGTCAACATCGAAGATGACCTTCTTGAGTTGGATTTCCTCTCCTTGGGAGTTCGTCCAGGCATTCGCTTGAGGCGAGAACCGGATGAAGTTCCCATTGCCACCGCCAGAAGATAGATTAAGCATTTTGCGTTTCGCTTTCAAAGGTTGAGGTTTCGCCCAGAGCGGGCATTATTGACGCAGGCTTGCGTCCCTTGCAATAGTGATTCCCGAGCTTTCCTTAACGGTTAGCTCTTCAAGAATTGCCTTTTGCTCTTTCGGCAGCAGCTTTTCGGCTGCTGCGGGTGAGATGAACTCTGTTGAATAGAGTTGATCTGCGTTGATTCCTGCATCGATCAGGGCTTGCTTTGCCTTCTGCTCATCGCCCCACTTGCGCGCTGCCCGCTTGGGCGCGAGCTGCCAACCCGGCAGCGTGCCCCCGGCCTTCATGCGCTCTAGGGCGTGCTTGCGCAGCGCGTCGATGAATGACTCTGCGATAGGTGCGCGATCTAGGAGGCTGCTGACCTGCTCATCGGAAAGCGTGACCATGACCTGATTGATCTCATCCTTCGTCATCGCGCTGATGTTGGGCTGCGCCTCGATGACATCGAATGACTCCTGCTGCGCAGGGCATGTCAGCTTTGCGGGGCAGTACTGGCAAGCCTTCTCTGATGGCTTAGGTTTTGCCTGCGTGTCCATCACTTCGTAGATCGCGGGGATGAGTTGCTCATGCTCCCACTTCCTCAGATCAGTGATGTCCATAACGTGAATGCGCACACCACCAGCGCGAGGCTGGTTGATCTGTAGCTCGATCTTATCGATCTCATCAAGCTTCATCGACTTGATCGCGGCCAGCGCGTAGACCTTCAGTTGATTGCTGTCCTCATCGACGTAGTTAGCGCCTGTCTTCAAGTCGGCAACGATGAGAACCTTTTTGTCCTTTGACACGCCGATAACGTCAGCCGTTCCTCGCAGCCTAATTTCATCGCTCTCAAGGTAGGAGACTTTGGACTCGATCCTGACGTTGTACCTGCCGACGAAATCCTCAATGTCCTTGATGCATTGCAGGTGATCCTCTGCCATATCGCAGTGCCACTTTGCGAGCTTCACGCCTTCGACGGTTGCGCCGAGGTGATTCATCGGGTCATCGTCGAACTGGTAGCAGTCCTCAGCCAGCGCGTGAATGGCTGTGCCAGCTTGCGCCGCGTCCCCGCTAGGCGTTGGCGGGATGTCCTTCGATAGCCTTGCACTGGCAGGACAGGCAATCCAGCGATCTGCTGCCGATGGGCGTAGCTCAATCATGACGGTTTTCCTTCTCACGCGATTGCAGATACTCATCTGTTAGGCACTGGTACGCGAGGCTTCTCACTTCGTCAGTGACTGCCCATCCAAGGTCTTCGCGGTCCAGCAGGCGGCGCAGCAGTTCGCTCTTAGCCATGCTGCTTTTCCTTTCTTGCTCTAGCTTCGTGCCCAGGAAGATGATGTGATTTCTGAGGGTCTGTCTTTCTTCGTCGTTCATTTTTAATCTCCACAGAAGCAGGCGATGCCTTCTTCGTTTTTGTCAAACATGTCGCGTTGATCTTGCGCAAAGCGCGTCATCGCAGCGTAATTCGGCCTGTCTTTTCTAAAGACAGCGCCGTCAGGCTTAGACGCCAGCGCCAGCGCCAGCGCCTCCATCTTCGCCCACCAAACGGCTCTTTCTGGCTTTTCTTTTATGAGGGTAAACACTTGATTCGCTGGTTTTAAAAAACACAGGTCGCAATTCCCTGCAAGCGTTCTTCCGTTGTAGGTTGGTAGCTCCAACTTAAACGGCTGCTTTGCCCAAAACGCATCGATTTCGATGAGCGAGATATTCGCATCAGCGAGAGGCATTCTCATAGTTTCCTTTGTAGTCTCCGTGCTATGCCCGCGTTTACGAATCTTTGAAACTCTTCGTTGCTCGTCCGCTCTGATCCCGATCATCTGATCCCACTCAAGGTCATGGGCATCCCATCCGAGCTTTTGCCAATTGGCCCGAAGCCACTTGTGCATCGTGCGAATCTTTAGTTCGCTGGTGCAAAACCTTGTCACGGGATTGGGCAGGTATTGGCGCTTACGAATGATGGCCTCAAATGGCTCCCCGTCGCGGCTTGCAGAATAGAAGTTGACAACCTTAAACTGCGGGTCTTCCTGCTGAAACTCCAGCCAGTTGATATGCACACCCCAATGTTCGCCACAGTCTCGGATGAATCGCAGCGTTGCCTCGTCCTCTTTGCCGGTGTTGGCGAAACAAACGACAGCATCTGAAGGAAGGCCGCCGTTAGATTGCAGCACCCGCCACAGCATGTAGGCGCTTGTGCGTCCTCCGCTGAAGCTGATGCATGTAGGCCCATCAATTTTGAATGGATCAATCATTTGCGCTTTCTCCTTATTGACTCGTCTGACCGATATGGCCTGGGGCAATCTTCTGGCGGCACTATCACGCACCACACTGCTCGATGCGCTCCCGGTGTTTTCCCTCGCACCCACCTGTCGATGTAAGAGTCAGGCATTGCCCGCAGAATGCGAGCCAGATGCGCTTGATACATTGACGGTATCCTCTGAAGGATCTCGGCTACTGTGAGTCCGTCGGGGTTTGCGTGTAGAAGCGCCCTAACCTGGGCAATGCGCCGGCTGCTTTTTGTGTCTGTCATTTGCTCCTCGCAGGACACTCGCGGCCCTGGTTGCATTTGTTATTGCAAGGTGGGCACCCCCAATCATCGAACAAGGGCATCTTGTCCTTACCGATGTCTCTGATAGCCTGGGCGTTTGCTTGCAGCAGGTTGCGGAACAGAGGGTTTGTCGCGTGCATAGCGTTTTCTTCTAAGAGTGCCGCGCACGCATCACGCGCCTCCTGCGCCGCGATGAACTCAATCGTCCTAGCAAATGAATGCACCTCCTGATGCTCACGCCAGAGGCTGGCGATTTGCTCATTGGTCATGACTGACCCCTTGCTCGGATGGCATCTCTACAATCGGCATATGCTTTGTTGTACCGCTGCTGAACCTCAGCCACTGGGCCATACATCACCATGCGATCACACACCTTCGCACACGCCTCGCGCTCGGCTGCGATCTGCTCGCGCATGTGGCCGACAGTCACCATGCCTTCTTCGTGCATTCGTCTTGCTTGCGCGTCTTCGACAAATGCGGCAAAGCGTTCAAGCTGTTCATCAACCGCATAGCCGCCATAAAACAAACAGTTCGTTTGGTGCTTGTATGACTCCTCGCAGAACATGAACCCAGCCTCCCGCGCCATGCGGATGATGTCTTCTTTGTTCATGCGTCCACCCATTCCCAGCCAAGGCACAGCCGCATCATGTGGCGGTGGAACCAGTTTGGCTTTTTTGATAAGCTGATTGCCAAACCCGTGGGGCCACCAATTCGATACGCACCAACGTATTTCGGCGGCTCATAAAAAACGTATCCAGTCATTCGATCCTCCAGCATCTGTAGCTGCCGTCAGGCATTCTCTTGACGGAGAACTTGGTCTTGTTGATCTTGCTGTGCCTGTACGCTGCGACAGAAACTCGGTTTCTACCGATCTCATTAGGGATCGCAAACGAGTCGCCCGGCTCCATTTGATCGAAAGGAAACGTCTTAGGCATCGGGATATTCTTTTCAATCTTCATGGCGCATCCTTTGTACGGTTTTCGTTGGTACGCATTGCGCAGGCCCAGCCAGCCATTGCGCCACGCTTTGCGGCCTCCTCGATGATGCGCCGCACTTCATCCGCAGTGAGCAACCCCACTGCATTAGCTGGCGGTGCCATCTGCTCGACGATCTCCTTGACGGACTCCTTGAGGCTCATAGCGCCCCCAGCAGCAGCGCCGTGAGCAGACCGACCATGACGACGATGCTGACACCGACGACGATGCGGTCTGCTTTGGTCATTGGGGTGTACGGCTCATAGATCGCGCCGCGAGAGTATGGGCCGAAGGCAGATTCCATCGTTCGATGCACTCGGCCCGTGTTGTTGCTGTGGTTGTGGTTCATGTTGCGTTCTCCCAGTTGGTTGCTGACAACTGCATCATATCACAATTGACTAGACCATCAAATACCCTACATCTTAGTCGGATACTCAGACCCTTAGAATCAACCCGGAGCCAGGGCAACCTGTCTCGACTGCGGTGTCTCCCCGCAGTTGCCATGCCCTTCGGGCGAGGTTCACGCCTCGCCCTTTTTTTGCCATGCCATTTGACTTGCAAGTCATCAGCGGGATACAATTCTACGCATGACAACTTACGCGCAGCAAGCGATTTCTGAAATAAAGGACAAGGCCGAGGCGGCAGGCTTTCGCATGTCTGACGTCTGCCGCGTTGCGGAGATCGATCAGGCGCAGGTCAGCCGCTGGCATGGCGGCATCACCGAGCCGCTCTACGGGTCCGTAAGACGGCTAGAGGCATCAGTTGATGCCCTGATAGCCGCTCGCCTCAAGAAGATGTCTGAAAGCCTAGAAATAGCCGGCAAGGCATGAAAACCCTCGGCATCGACATTGGCCTTGACGGCGCAATCGCGCTGATCGAAAACGGCGATCTCCTAGAAGTCCACGACATGCCCATTGTGACGCTGGAGCGCAACAACAAGTCAAAGCGCATGGTCAATGCCGCCGAGCTGGCTCGCCTTATCAGGCAGGCAGCACCCGGCTGCGCGTACCTAGAGCGACTTAACGCGATGCCCGGTCAGGGCGTAACGTCAATGTTCAGCATGGGCCAGAGCCTGGGCGTTGTCCTTGGGATACTCGCAGCCCTCGACATCCCGACCACGACGATCCCGCCGCGCACCTGGCAGAAGGCGCTTGATGTGCCCGCCGGAAAGGATGGCTCGCGCTATCGCGCCGCCCAGCTTTTCCCGGCGCACGCTGAACTGTTCAAGCGCGTTAAGGACAACGGGCGCAGCGATGCCGCGCTGATCGCCGCCTACGGGGCACGCCAATGAGATGGGATAGCATCGATCCATTCCCGCATCTGGTGATTGACGGGTTCATGGATGAGCAGCAGGCTCTGCAACTGTCCAGCGACTTCCCCGACTTCGATTCACCGATCTGGCATTCATACGATAACGCCATCGAGGTGAAGAAGACCTGCAACAACTGGCACCACTTCTCGCCTGACCTGTACAGGTTTTTCTATGACATGAACTCGCTTGAGTGCATCTTGCCTTTTGAGGCTCTGACAAATGGCAGGCTATTCCCAGACTACGGCCTCCATGGTGCCGGCCTACACATTCACGGCTCTGGCGGTAAGCTAAACCCGCATCTGGACTACAGCATTCACCCCAAGCTCAAGCTGGAGCGCCGACTCAATCTCATCGTGTACCTTAACCCCGACTGGCAGGAGTCATGGGGCGGCTCGCTCGGGCTGTGGCGCGATGACAATGGAAAGCCCGGCGAGTTGATGAAGTCAATCGCGCCGCTGTTTAATCGCGCTGTGGTCTTCGACACGACAAACGCTTGGCATGGCCTGCCTGAGCCTGTAGCGTGCCCTGTAGGACAGCACCGCAAGTCCTTGGCGGTTTACTTCCTGTGCGATCCCCGCGATGGCGCTGCCTCGCGTAACCGCGCTCTGTTTGCGCCAACTGCCGAGCAGGCCGGTGATGGCGAGGTGATGGAGTTGATTGAGAGGCGGGCGCGTTACTGACCCTCCGGCCTTCTCGGGAATGTTGCGCCAAGATATCCAGCACCGTAAGGGACTGTTTTGCTCACAGTCCTCATAGCACGATTGACGGCCTGCTGAAACGTAGCCATCCCGCTCGCATCTACTAGAGCATTGCGAACTAAGTTTGGATTTTCACTGACAAGAATTTGGGCCACAAGATTACGGTCACGCTCTGACATGTTCTTGTTGGTTTCCCCAATCAGCTTATTGGCAACTCTAAAGGCAGCAAATGGGTTTCCTTGTGCAGCGCTAGCCAATTCTTCAGCATTGACATTTGCGCCAGTTCTTGCAGCTTGAAGCAATGTCGGTGCAGTGGAAGGACCGCCAATGACGTATCCCTTAGCGGCCTGAGATTGTGCCGCTGTAGAGATGCGAGTCAGAATACTCTCTAGCTCATCCATCGGATAGATGGTCCGAAGAATTGCGCCTTCTTTGGTGTCTGGATTAGCCAGCAGACCCATCATAGATTTTGCCCTGCCGGTCCCCATTCTGGCCCTGATTGCGTCCATCGTGCCAGCGCGAAACGCATTGAGAGCACCTGGATTGTTTGCAATCTGCTCTACATAAATTGCAATTTCATCAGCGCTTTTTGAGAAGACGCCACGACCTTCATTGAAAGAATCTCGTGCGGTTCTGCGAGTTGCTGCTTGCTGCCTTGCGCCCGCCAATGCAGAAGAAGAGTTATCAATCGCTGCTCGCAGTGATGACTCGACATCTTTTAGTGCCTCTCCAACACCACCACGGCCGCTTGTGTAGGCTTGGTTGATCGTTGTCTGTAAGCCGCGACGAATGATTTCAGCGTCCTCAAGGGTTGGCGTTCTAGCAAAAACGATTTCCCCCTTCTTGTCAAAAGAGAAGAACGGTTTCTTCCCGGTTTGAGCAATGTAAATATCGTTGATGTCCTTGATTGCGCTAGGAGAGCGCTTAAGCGCATCAGTAAGGCTGCCAAGCAAATTGGCGTCGATAACGCCGCCAGTGCCATAAGCTGCCTTGTAAGCCTCGTTTTCGATCTTCTTTGCTTGATCGTCCGTAGCCCTGAAATACCGCAACACGTTTTCATTCTGTGGCCTAGGGCCAACAAACGTCGGGTCAAGACCGCTAATCAATTTTTGCTGCATGTCGGTTAACACTTCACTGCGCAAACGATCGGGGCGCTCCCTTAGTGCCTTGCCGATGGTCGTGCCAGCTTCACCACCTTGCGCGTAAAGTCCTCGAACCGCCGCCAGCAGAGTTTGATTCTCTGCCATGATTTCGCCTTTAGCGATGCGATCTACGATCTCGTCACTTGTAAGTCCGGACTCTTGCGCAAGCCTTTGAATCTCTGCTTCAGCAGCGCGTCCACCACGATTGCCAGTTACACGACGAGCGAAATCAAGCACCTTATTAGTTAAGCCGCCAAGTCCCATCGTGACAAGCTGAACCCCAGGCGCAACGGTAGCGCCTATAGCGGTCGATTGAGGAATGCGCGCCAAACGATCATAAATGTCGCCCTCCCCCGTCATGAATCCTGTCACACCGCCTTGCGCACCGCCAATAGCGCTTGTACCAAGAAGGCCACGAACTAGCGGGGCAACTCTTGCACCTGTCATTGGCGCTGTAATTGGGGTAGCGGCTCCACCCGTTGCGGCCGTAATCGCGGCAGCAGGGAGAACACCACCAAAAGCCTCATAGCCAAGGGACTCTAGTGGCGATTGCTGTTGATATGCACGAAGCTGGCCGCGAATCTCGGCCAAGATTTCTTCGTAAGGTCGGCCCGTTACAGCAGACCTAAGACGAGCCTCTATCTCGTCAGACGAGCCAAGCGTCAACCCCTGAGCGGTTGCCCGCAGTCTCTGCGTAGGCGCTGGAGCTTGGTTGGGTTGTGCAACTGGAGCCGCTACCGGCTGCGATGGCTGCTCCATCGATGCAAGCTCGCTGCGTAGCAATTGCAGTTTCTCTGTCGATATGTTCGACAGATCGCCATTCCTGATGTTCGTCAATTCTTCTGTGGTGAATTGCTCAAGAGCCATTATCTGCCCCTCGGTTGCTGCGACTGTTGCTGACGTCTTTGAAGTTCAGCGTCAATAGCGTTAGACATGCTTGGCGTTCCAGCACGACCACCACCAGCGCCTTGGTAAGGATTTACCTCATAAAGAGGTGCAAGCTGTTGGAACCCAGGAAGCTTTTTAGCCCTATCAAGGAAATCTTGTTGCGATGCTATACGACGACGAGCGACTTTCTCTGCTGCATTCATGGCCGCATTCAACTCCGGCAAGCTCAAAGTTTGATCGCCAGCAGCAGCACGACGAAGTATCCCGCGCTCTCCCTCCGTCAGCGCTCCTTGGCCCCTCATGCCAGCTGCTGCATCAAGCTCCATTTGTGCAAGACCTTGCACTAGCGTTCTAGTGTTGGAAAGCTTCTCCGCATCATTCTGACCACCGACACCAAGTTGTTGGCCGATCCGCAGCATTGTCGTCCTGTACTCAGCAGCAGGGCCAGTTATGGCAGAGTCAAGTGCTGGCCTGATTCTGTCAATCGTTGCAAGAGTGTCATTTGCTGCACGCGCTTGGGTTGTAAGGTTGCCAAGCGTCTGAGCTACTTCGGTTCCTGCCCCAGCAAGGAATTGCTGATTCCCTGGCAGCCTGACATCGACGTTTGTCCTAGCAGCTCCAGATTGCCGCAACCTCATTACGTTTTCAAACGTGACGGGCGTCCCTGTAGCCTCAAGAGTCCTGACTTCTGATGGCGAAGGAGTAAATCCCATCAAGGGTTTGCCTGATGAGTCAGTAATCGGAATGACCGGCATACCTGGGACTTTAGGCACATAGACGATACCTTGATCCGTCACCGTTTTCTCGTAACGTCCTCTATCAAATTCTGCTTGGCTAATGTCAAGTTGACGCAAAGCAATCTGCAATCTTTGAGCCTCCATACCCATCAGAGGTTCGCCAGAAACATCGGCCAGCGGGATTACACGACCACCCGGAACCCTTGGGACGTACATAATCCCACTGGGAGTTTCCTGTCTTTCATAATTGCCGCGCTCAAACTCGTCACGACTAATCTGTAGTCTTTCACGCTCAATGTCAAGGCGCTCACGCTCGGCAGGAGGAATGTAGGTTCCAGTGCCGAATGTCTGCCCAGCAGTGACTTTGTTCTTGTCAATAGCGACAATCTTGCCGTCAACGGTTTGCAGCACCAAGTCACGTTTCGGCCCAAAACCTTCGAGCGGCTTGATGGTGTTGTCGTCGAAACGCTGGACAAGAATCTGATTGCCGGATGCCTCATCCGTAACGGTCAAAGGCTCGCCAATCGGCTTGACCCTAACTTGCGGCTCAAAGTCCTTGGGCAACTCAATAAAGCCACCAGACTCAGTACGCTGAACCCAGCCGGTCCTAGTCTGGATCGGCTCTCCGATGACCTTCTGCCGAGTCGGCGCAAGCTGCTCGGCAATGTCGATCATGCGCTTGGCATCTTCAGTTCGGCCTGATGCTGTATATACATTTGCAGCCTGACGATACCGCTGCGATTGCATCTCATTGGCGGTCATCGCTGGCGCAGCGGGCGCAGCCTGCCCGATCATCCCTGCTCGCGCAACTGTAGGACCGGCAGGCATACCTTCGGTAACTGGCGCAGCGAGCGCCATATCTGGCGTGATGGTCTGACCAGCAGGCGCAACCTGTTCGCCGCCACCAAGAATCCTTGCGATGTTCGCTTGTATTTCACGCGCTCGCCGTGCCTCCTCCAGCTTCTGGCGAGTCATCATGCCGGCTAATGCCGACTGCTGCGCTCTCTCAGCGCCAGCCTGACCAGCGGTCAAAGCAGACCCGAGCGCCTGTCCTAGCGTGGTGCGTGTCGTAGACGGGCCACCAGCCTGCAAGAGCGCAGCGGCAGCGGCAAGCATAGACCGATCTCTAATCGATGATTGCTGCGCAGGCGTCAATAGATCGCTGTAATCGTCATCTCCAAATGCCGACCCGAGCAACCCGCCGAGATCAAATGATGTTGCCATGTTTCACCTCATCCGAACAGGCCAAGCAGACCGCCAATACCAGCACCTAAGCCGGGTCCAATGACAGGGACTTTAGATCCTAAAGTCGCTCCAGCCAATGCGCCACCCAACAAGCTAGACCCGGTATTGCGATACAGCGGAGATGTCGTCGTCATGCCAAGATTGGGCAGGCTTCCGCTTAATGCGCTTTGCGATATGCCCAACCGCTCAAGGCCGATGTTTCGCAAAGCATCAAGCTCACGCTGCTCAAGCTGCTGACGGGCACCGCCAAGACCGAGGACATCCATTGCGCCTTGACGGCCAATGTTGCGCGCCTGCTGGGCAAGCTGCGCCGCCTGCCCGTAGCCTTGCTGGCGCAGCCCCGCAGATGCCCTGCTGGCCTCCCTAAGAGCCGCCTCGTTGGTCAAAGCCTGCGCCACGCCCTGCCGGCTACCTCCGAAGGCTTTAGCCGCTGTGGCGCGTTGCGCTTCAGCCATCTGCGCCATGCGCCTTTGTTCCTCGATGTCAGCTAGAGTATTCTGGACAACTTGCTGCTCGTAAGGATTCTGAAAGGCTGCAATCTCTTCTGGCGCGAATGGAGTCAGCCCCAGGTTTGTAAGTTGCCGCTCGCCGGCTTCGTACATGGGATTGAACTGCGCGAACTGCTGCGCAGGCAATGCAGCCGCCACACCTCGCGCCTGCTCAATCTGTTGCAGATATGCATTCTTCAGATCAGGATCAATTGACTGCGTAGTCGTTTGCGTGCCGCCGCCACCTTTAGACATATTCCAACTCCTTCATTTACGCATTTTGATCGTTGCCCGGCCTTCGTTCAAGGCTTTGAGCTTCTTGTCGCCCAGCTTCTTCACGGTTGATTTTTTGATGACGTACTCGCCAGCCTGGAGGGCTGCGTAACCGTCATCCGGTCCGGGAGGATCAAAGTCAGTGAGCAGGCCACCCATAGTGACCTTGCCGCCTTTGTAGTAGTAGCCTCCAGATCCATCACCACTATATCCTCCGCTGTCAACACCACCATAACCGCCAGAAACATCACCACCGCCTGGGCCTCCAACATTTCCAACATCAGCAGCAGCAGCAACATCGGCAGCGGCAGCAGCGGCGGCAGCAGCCGCAGCAGCATCTGCGGCAGCGGCTTGATCTGCCGCCAAGGCACTGCCCATTGATTCTGCGGCAGCAGCCGCCGCAGCCGCATCTGCGGCAGCAGCTTGATCTGCTGCCAAGGCACTACCCATCGACTCGGCAGCAGCAGCAGCCAAAGCAGCATCAATAGCTGCCTGTTCGCCCCGACCAACAGATGCATCTGATAGTTCGGACAATGCTTCCATCGCTTGAGCATTAGCTATTGCAGCAGCCTCATCACGGCCAACCTGGGCAGAGGACAGATCGCTTAGGGCCTCCATTGCTTGAGCATCAGCTATCGCAGCAGCCTCATCACGTCCAACCTGAGCAGAGGATAGCTCTCCTAGCGCCGCCAAAGCAGCCGCCAAGTCGCCAAGGCCAAGGTCACCTATTCCACCATCAGCCACACCAACACCGAGCAGACCGCCAGAGGTTTCAGGAGCTACAGTTGCGGCCCTGCGAGAGTAGATGCTGGGGTCATAGCCGCCAGTAAAGTTGCCGTAGGGACTAGCGACTCGGCGCTGCGGCATCTGACTCATGATCTGCGAGTAGATGTCACCTTCTCTGACGTAATAAGGCAGTTGCGTTCTCATCAACTGGCTCGGATAGGTGATTGCCATCTCAAAGCTCCTTGCTCAACACGAACCACCTTGGTTCGTATCCTTCATCTCTTAAAAAGGTTTTTTGCCAGCCTTTGCGGCCAGCAAGGTTAACCCTGGTGCAACCATTTCGCCTTCCCCAAAGCTCGATGTATGGTCGCATCGCTTTGAGTTCATCTAGGTCGCCGCCAGCTAAGAAAAAATTCAGAGCCTTCAGTTGCGGGTAGACAATGATCTCGGTGATTACTGCTGCGTTAGGTGCCGGCCAGAACTGAAAAGCGCCACTCTTCACCCCCGCTGCAATGTCCTCAATTGTGTGTGTCCCTGCCGAGTATTCTAGCGCCGCCTCCAGCCATTTAGAACACCTCTCAAAGTCATCCATCAGCGTTTTCCTGCCGCGATAGCATCCATCCTCGGCACGCCGACTCGCCAATCATCAAGCACCGCTCCGGTGTACCTGACCTTAACCTGCCGCGCTGAAAATCTCACATCCGTAGGCTGCGCAGCGGCATAAGGCCCGAAAGTTGTCTCTGTACTTGTCGGAAAGTCTTTTACCTTAAAGGAAACCTGCACCTCGCCTAGCGTCTGCTCATCTGGCACCAACTCCAGAACCGTCATGGTCTGATCGCCGTTTCCTAGAGAAATTGGGCCTGACTCCGCAAAAGGTGTCGCCGAGTCGTAGGCATAGCCGACTTCATGCTCGTAGATGTAGCCGTCAGCCGAAACCATCAAAGGATTGCTGTACACACCTCGATCAGTCCCAGCCGTACGCGACAGATCGCCAATGGCCCAGTGTCCTTCGCGGTAGTTGTAGACGACATAAGAGTCGTTCTCAGTGGATTGGCTTGACGGGTAGAACCACCATATCTCGCCATACTTTGAGTTGTTCACCGCATATATCTTGCTGGCCTGCGATGTATTGAGATCCTGAAAAACGAAATCAGATACATCGCAAGGAAGCGGCTTGACGTATCCGTCATATATCCAAAAGCCAGAATTTGACATCCAAATCGCGGCAGTCTCAATCGCCGCCACGGCTTGCGAAGAAATCACGCCACAGGCAGAGCCAACCTTCTCAAAGCTGTAGACGTAGGGCAGGCCGATATATGTCGCGGTATGGACATCAACATCTGTGAATAGAATTGAAAGACCGCGAACACGTTTGCCGCACTTGAGATTGCCGACAGTTGTTAGCTCAAAGTCGCCGGCCTGATTCGTCGCGGCTGGAGTCCAGACAGTGTTATTTTCCTGATCGCACCATTGCACCTTGCGAGTGTTGCCACCCGCGCCCAGAGCGAACACGAACCGCTCAGAAGTAACCATTACCGCCTCGTTGCCGGTAGGCGCGTTCGTGATCGCAGCGGCCAGCGTGGGAGTGGCGAATCCTAGCTGCCACTCGTAGAGCTTGCCGTCAGAGCTTGAGCAGGCGACAAGATACTCGCCCCAGGTATCTAAGCTCCATGTCGTTGCCGGTGTTACAGATCCAATATCAGGGCGAGCTACGCCGTAGGCGTATGATCCATAAGGCCCGTAACCGAAACCGATCTTCTGCACCGCGTCGGCACTGCCTGCCGTAAAGCCTGAAGGGGTAATCTCCTTGAGGGTTCCTGCCTCGTTCATGACGTACAGCTTGGAATGCGTACCGGCAACGATCCAGCGATCCCCGCTGTTATCGCGCCAGTTGATAAAGCCTCGGCAAGATCCCGTCATCTGCGATGTGCTGCGTTTGCGCCACCCGCCGACAGGGCGCATCGTGCCTTCGTACCAGCGCACCAGCGATGAATCGTAGTACCGGCCAGCAGACTGAAACTCAGTGCCGTTGCGGTACACGCCAGGAGGAATCTTCAGAGGGATGTATGGCATGGCGTCACGCTGATTGGTTAGACATGAAAGAGACAGTCAAGATTATCGAGGGTGTCGCAGGGATAGCTGGAGTGGTCCCGCTTGCTGTTACGGCTGGGAACTGCTCAAGAGAAACGCCAGAATCTGATACCCGCCACATCATCTCAAAATAATCGTTTGTCTCCAAGTCAATGATGAAGTTCATCGCCGCAATCAAGCGACTTGCAGACCCCGTAGATTTCCTAGCCTTGATGCCAAACTCGCTATTCGATCCCGCGATGTCAGTCCCGTTCTTCCTGAACCAAATAGATATTTCCTGAACATCGTTCGTCGTGTTGATGAACTGCGCAGAAAATTGAGCGTTGTACAAGCCGGCTTGATCTACAGTCACCTTGGACGGGAGATCGCCCGTCATGGTTCTGGACGTTACGGTCTGTGATGTGTTTACCGTGTAGGTTCCAGTGCCGCCAGTTGTACCCGTAAGCTGCGCAACGATGCGAGTCCCAGCCGTAACGCCAGTGCCAGAAATCTGCATTGACGGGAAGATAGACCCCGCAGAGATGGCCGATACCGTCAATGTCGTGGTTGCAATTGATCCGGTAAACGATGCGGTGCGAGACTGCACAGACACGCCGTTGCTAAAGTCTGTCGTGTTGAATCTGAAGTAGTACGCAACCGCTGTCGAGCCGTCAGTCTGATCTGTGTCGTCCTGAAACGCACCATAAGGCGTGTTGAGGTACTTGCCGCCGCGAGGAGAGAGCAGCGTCGAGATGATGTTATTCAGCCGCGTAAAGTAGGTGCGTAAAACGCCGTTATTCTGATCGACGTAGTTGGTGTCATAAGCAGGAGGAGCAGATCCCAGATCAGGATTGCCCGGCGCTTGCAGTTGCTGATAAAGGTTAGTTGCCATCAGTCAGATAGGAAGAGCGCTCGTTCACCTTTGCGACGCTTGACTAGACCCGGCAACTCTTTGCCTCCGGCCTTCGTCCACAGCAAAAATGAATCTGCGGCTGCTTGCCATTCCTCTCGTTGAATCTTCATGCGAATCGTGCTTCTCTGGAAGTTGCCCAAGCCTACATTGAAGCTGAAAGAGACACAAGCGTCGAACTTACTTTGACGGCCAGCAAGATTAGGAGCGAGTCGTAAAACACCACGCTCAAAGTTCTCAAGGTCTTTAGCAAGTATTGCATTGACTTCATCCATGCTTAGAGTTCGATCCCAGCCAGTGGGAATCGGTAGAGTCTTGCGCTCTTCAAATGGCACCTTGATGTGACTCTGGTCAATGACATGGCCCACGCCCACAGTCCAGAGCAGCGCCGGGCAGCGGTATGGCTTAACCCGCACGCCCTCATCGTGCTTAATCATCTGGATGAGCCTGTCTGAGACTTTCATTTGCCGAATGCTCGACCACCAAAATGAAAGGCGATGATGCTGGCGAACAATGTTGCAGTCTCAGCATCCCACAGAAGATTAGCCAACTCCTTGAAGTCCACGCCGCGAGTCCAGCCGTACCAGAACAAGCCCAGGTCAATCGCCACCAGCAGGAAGAAGAACCCGTAA